TATTAAAATAAGCAGGAACTTGAACTTCAGTCCCTTGAGTATGATGAGACATATTTAAAGGAGTTGGTCCAGTCCATAGTGCAGGCGCTGTAGCACCCGTACCTGTAACTGCTGCTTGTGTATAAAGCGCAGTTAAATTAGTGGTGTTAGGAACTGTATACATTGAAGTAATAGCACCTAAAGTAGTTGTTTGGGAAGCTGCGTCATAGAACTTTATACGAACACCACCCCTAGAGTAAAGATAACACATAGAAAGATATCCATACATGTCACAATTAACGTCAGGTCGACGAATATTGACTCCATCAACGCTAGCAATAGGCACCAAGTAAGGTACAACAAGAGTAAGCTTGTTAGGTGTCGCAGCAACATTACCAGTAAGGAAATAGGGTTTCTTCGCAAGAGTTCTAAAGCTTGATATCTTTTCACCAATACAAGCCAAAGAATTAGTATCATTATCCCCTCGAACAGTTGTTGAACCAATAGTTTTGTCCAAGATTGAACAAACGGTTTCTGGTCCAATATCACTTCGAAAGCTTCCTGATTGTGGTGTAACTCCAACAAGAGGATTGCAAGAGAAGTATGTTGGTACAGCAAATTCCATATCTGGTCCACCACTAACTTCCACTAAGATTGGTACAGTCGATGGAACAGTATCTGGTGCAACTAAAGCATCTACAACATGTACGGTAAGAATACCAATACCTGGTGTTATACCTTTTGGTGCAACAAGACAATAAGGTTTTGCACTAATATAAGGAATAGTAAGTGTCACTTCTGTGTGTTCTCGAATATCAACAATATCTCTATGTACATAGACAGTCTCATCATAGGTAGGAGTGACAGCAGCAGCGGCATCTGTAAATGAAGGTGTAAAAGAAAATGCTAATCGTCCTGAGTGGAACTCGGTTCTAACAAATTTAAATCTAAACACCATAGATCCTCTCCAATATTTGAAATGTCTAGACACAAAAGACAATGGAGTATCCGTAATTACAGTTGTTGAGTTGATTGTAGTAGGAGCTGGAGCTAGTTGTGGCACCACACTCAAAGATAATATTTGAGTACCTACAGCAGTAGATGTAGACCATTCATTTGTCTGAAGATAAGCAGGGATAGATGTAATGAATTTAAAATCCATTTCATCAAAATCCGTGGTTGATGCAACAGCATTAATATCAACTTCATTTTTATATGATAACGCCAATGGTTGTGATTGATCAGGACCATCAGTACTAGCAATATAATTAAAGAAATTTGGTGTCATACGCATAGGGTGTTCTAAATTTACTGGCTTGGATAAACCAAAAACTGAAGCAGCTTTTGACATTCTATCAGTAAACCAGGCAGTCGTCTTTGCATATGAAGAAATCAAAGGAATATCTCCAAGAATGGCTAATGATTGAGAAGTGGTGGCTAAGGCCGATGAAATCGGACCCATACCATTACTATTTTGTTCAATAGCTTGATTGGACTTTCCTTTTCGTTTAGCTCCAAAATTTCTTGATTGTGGTACAGTAGCACCAAACAATTTAATATTTTTCATACTAAAATACATAGTGTAATTTGCAGTCGTTGAACCAGCTACAGCAGCTAACTTTGAATATGGGAAAATTTGGATTTGACCCAAAGATCCATAATCTGGTCCCCCAGTTGAGAAAATTTTAGTTGGACAAAAGTTTAATGTTGAACTATAGGGAATAGTAAATTCGACTTCAGTATCACAACTAACATCAATCTCAGCATGTGGCATAGTACTCCTCTGTGTAAGAGTATAAATGTTACTATTTTTTGTTAGCTGATATCGTTGATTAGGATCTGCACCTCCATAAGGAGACCATACGATCATATATCTACCTGCTTGGAATCTCGTTGCGTTTACAACAAGCCTAACATGTAGATCATACCTAATACCTAGATATCCTGACATTTTATTATAATATAAAGCATTTCTAAAAGGAATATGTGACGCAATAGCGGCAAAAGTTGAAACTGTATCTGTTACAGCAAACTGGCCTTTTTGTGCAATAATAGGCTTTTCTAAGAAAAGTCTAATATCTTGCGTAAACATATCACTAGAAGAATCTAATAAAACTTCTGGAGTATACTGAGGCTTAGGAACTTGGACTGTAACTAAATTTGCATCAGTATGAAAAGTTGTAGTTGAAACAGGTTCATTAGAATTCATTCCATCAACTACAGTTGGAACGAAAGCATTGTTAGCAGAATCGGCTTCTACTGGGCCTTGGTTGGCAGCAAGTGGGTATTCTAAAATGTGATGTCACTTATCATTCACATTCGTACTTTACATTCTCTGACTTCAATGGGAATGCCATCATCCCGTCTGATAGTAAGCTTAAATAAGCAAGGATTTTAATGTTGTAAAGCAGTTCGCGCTTCTATGGTGTAAAGCTTCTTTCCACGCAAAAGGTATCCAGAACAACAAGTTGGTTTCAATTTTCTTTATACTCAAAATTGAAAAAACATAAATTGACTACAATTATTTTGAACGGCATCTAGAATAATTTTTAACGTCTATAATCTAATTAGACAGTGTTAACTAGTAAAAACTTTCCAATTGTAGTGCCATCTGTCGTCGTTTATGCCAAGGCAATAACAAAGGACTACTAAAGACGTGTTGTGGATATTGTATTTGCGCTTCTCGTATAATCCGAGGCGCATACTCATCCCAAACTTCTTTATTATGTAAGGAAAGTTCATTTAATGTCTCTAGAACATTATCTGCTGCTATGGACATTGCATCGGTCTTTGCTTTGGTCCAATAGCAAATTTGTAACAGGGTTTCTAAATCCATAGGCGCTACATATCTACACAAGAACTTATCGTACTGCCATGTTCGCTTTAAGAAAGACACTTCAGTTATATCTCTCCAAGCATTAGTAGCTTCACCTTTCAGTTCAGTAGTGTAGACTAAATCTATTTCACGCATATATTTTGGAATAGTCAATTCATTGAGATATGGTCGTAATTCTCTACAAACACTAAATACATTATCGTCTCCCATCAAAATGAGTCTAACATTTTGACAAAAATCATCTGTAGATAAGCCAATATCATATTCATCAACTACTCTATAGTAACAATATCCAAATGCAATTGCATTATATACACAATTAATCAAGGTTGTAAGAGGATTACCACTAGGCATAGACCCTTTCCATTGCACTACTTCATCACCTACCACATGACGTGAGCGTGATATTTCTTTAAAAAGATTCCTCCTTAATTGATTATCCTCCTCTAGAGCATTTGGATAATAATATTGATTTATTTTAGATACAATGATGTCATGGATCATAGAATTATGTGTACAATCAAAACCCGAATAGTCTCCAGCACCCACAGTAGCTTTGTCATCTTTGTCAAAAGCTCCCAAGTGTCTAGCTACCAAATTCCATTCTTCTGAATAAGGATTTAAGCCGATAGCACTCCAATTATTAATTCTATTTTTCTTATAATGTACATCAAAATGTCCAAAATACATACGACAAATCACTAACAAATTGAAAGGACATGCTGAGAATAATCTAGTCTTGCCCTCATCAACCTTAGAATGTGACCGACGTTCGTCTTTTAGAGTATCAACATAAAAGTAATCGAGTCTAATACCTTTTTTCAATAAGCAAATATCATTTTCAATGACAGTGCAGAAATCTTTGAAATTTTCATCATATTCCTTATCACCGTCTTTTCTAGGAAAAAGTTTTTTCTTGACATTCCTTTCCTTCGATAAATTCATAGGCCATCCTGGACTCGTTGATGGATTGATTCCAAGTAGACCGGTTGTTGTCTTACTTCCATATAGAGCCTCCTCAATAGTATATATTCTTTCAGCTTCAAAGAATACAGACTCATTGGTATGATAACCAAAATATTGATCTGCCACGTCATTTAATATCATCTTTTGATGAGGTGTAAACTCACTATGTTTGATATCATATTTAGCATACGCTACATCAACAGGATTAACTAACTGATCTTGTTTGTTAATGAAGGGTTTTAACTTAGCTGGTGCCGTTGTAGATTTAATTGTAACATTGAACAGAGGACTCTTACATATCTCTGTTTTATCACAATAAGTAGGAGTTTCCAATGGAGTGAGCTTTCTAATGACATCCAGATGCTTAAATTTCTTAAACAATCTGCCTTCCATCTCGATATCATCATATCCAAGATCTTTTCTAGCGAATTCTATCTCACTAATTATCTCCTCTCTGAAGAAGGCTGATGAGAATCCTCTTCCCGTAGAGGGTGATCCTGCTGTATGCATACCATAAATTTTTTCTTTAGGTTCCTTACTATTCATTCTCACAAATACAGAACCACAGTCACCCTTGGAAGTTTGAGCAACATACGTATAATATTCTCTTACTTGCCAATCTAATTCCCATTCTTCATTCTTAACTGTTATAGCTTTATCTGAATATCGTGCCAAAAAATGGGAAACACCATCAGGAGCTACAAGAGCAGCTGTAATGTTACTAGTA